TTTCATCAACATCGATCTTTTGATCTTGCTCGCCACATTCCTCTTCGTCCTCTTCTTCTGAATCCTCTTCTGCCTTTCCATACTCATTGGTTTTTTCATTGTTTTCCTCAAATAAGATAAAATCTTCAACTTCATCACGTAGTTCAAGAACGTTTACGTCTATGCGCTCGGTAATTGCTTCATAATGAGATAAGATGGCAAATAAATCAAGCGCTTGTTTTTTTGTAAATTTCATAATTACTTTCTTTTAAATTGACAAAACCGAGCGCTCTGGCCCGGTTTTATCTTATTCACTTTTTGAGCAAGTGAAACTTTTGTTCACGCTTTACGTGACTTGCCGGTTGCACCATAGTGCTTACGAATAAGCCTATACAGGCTGCGAACCTCATGACCGTTCAATCGAATGTCACCTGCCGCGCCGGGAAAATCGATGAACAACTTCGTGTTGTTGCTTCGCTTGTCAGTGCTCATTGCCATTAGTACCGCACCTTCATCACGACGCTGGGTCTCTGTTCGGGACTTACCCGTACGATCAATACGGTTAACGATGATTGCGTTCTTGTTTGAATCTCTATAGTTTCTCATTATCTTTTTCCTTTTATTAGACACGGTCTGTGTCAGATAATAGACTGTACTCTCGATGTGCCAGAGTGTACAACAGCATGAGATTATTCTTTTGTGGGTGCTTATAAGCCTTAGAACACCATTCAAAAATTATTCTGTGGGCGGCGGGTGTCAGCCAAAACTGCCACCAAAGTTATCTTTATATCTATTAACAAAGTAATTGTATGCAGCATTATCAAGAACATCGTTAATTGTTGACTCATCATATCCCATTCTTTTTTGAAGAAGATCAATAAAATCTTCATGTCGAGCCATAAGTTCACCGGCCTCTGGTGTTCTATTAATTTCATATGAATAGTTTAAAGGATTCTCTCCTTTTCCTGGATAAACTGCAGCATCATCTGATTTTTCAGGCGTTTCTGGATGTTCATAATCATCTAGTTTGTAATGCTTCACGTCAACACGTTTTTGATAGCGAGCCCAAATTTTCTTTGCTAAGTCTGAAACTGAGTTCCTATCTGGAATCAAACCACCCTCCATTCCCATAACAATATCATATAAAAAGGGACCGTAACCTTTAACGGCGGCAGTCATCTTTATCTCTGCTGCACCATTTGAAGGATGGCCAGGCTTATTTGTCGTGATCGTTCCTAAGATGAATTTTCCACTATTTATTAACTTTGGCGGGATCTTTGGTTCATCGTCAGTTGATTTTGCAGCTTTTTCAAAAACTTTAAGTGCAACGTTTGGATCATACAAGACGTACGTTGACGTTGTATCATTACGCTTACGTAATAATGCAAGACCTTGAGACTTTACTTGTGAAGGCGAAATTGCTGCTTCAGACAGCATATTCACTAATATCCTAAGGTTACAAACGCTTATCTTCATATCAACCTGGTTCCCAAACTGGTTCCCAAATTCCTATGCTTGCATCTAGGAAAAATATTTTTCCCGTTCGTCTATCTGTCGCAAGAATAGATTCACCATAATCGTATGATTCAAAATCAAACAATCTATCGATTGCGCTTAAGTCTCCTGCCTCATCATCATAACCTGCTGATCCAACAAGTTCATCAACTATTCCATCACCAAATCGTTCATCGATATCAGCTGCACTAATGCGTTCACCATCTTCTGATCCATCATCTTTAGGATACTCTTTCACCCAATCTTCATCGTATGATGAGCCTGTGTCCATTGATGGGAACTCACGATCTTCACTTGCTTCTTTGATCACAGACTTAATGACAGAACGGAGTTCTTGCTGTGATATCTTCTTCATGTACTTAAGTATTAGATACGTTTGAAAACAAAAGAACCACAACCCATATTTTTGAGACGCTGGCTTCAAGTGCTATTTGTTTTTCACTCTTGGAGTCATGAGCACGGTATTTGAATCTATCGTAACGCAGCACGTTGTCAGTATACCAATAATCAATATCTTGGTAATGTAAACTATTTACAGTCATCACAGCCTTGCAAAACGACGAAGGGCTCCGTTTCCGGAGCCCCTCAAATCTTTCTAACTAGTTGAAACTAATCAGATTATGTTCATGTCGAGGACGGTGACGGTTCCGTAAAAATCAGATCGAACCATCTTTTTACCATATCTCGTCATTACACCCTTACGTGGCGTGAAATCTTCAGGTGCAAAGATCGTTGGTGTCACAATGAGTGGCACATACGGTGAGTACACATACCCGGTCTCAAGGTAGCTACCACCCTTGTAACCAATTAATACTCGGTTACGAGAGAAGTATGGATCCTTGTAAACCGTGAAACGGTTAGAAACTGTACCGATTGCTTCCGCACCAATTGTGAACGGAGAACCAACCTGACCCTCGCCGTCAATTGAGTACTTCGGCTTGTATAGCACGGAGCTCTCAAGAATCGTGCAGACGTCTGGTCCGGTAACAATGAAGTTAGCCGAGCCGCGGAGCGTCTTACGGTGAATCTGGTTTGCACAGTCGATCATCGTTTCAACCAAGGTCTCGTACCATTCACGAACAGTTCCCGTGAATTGCGGTCCGATGCTAAGGCTTGAAGCAAGTTGCTGAGGAACACCCGTCAACTTGTTCACGAACTTACCTGGAGAACGGCTCCAGTAAAGGTTCGAGCCGTTTGCCTCGGTAACGAGGTCATTCAAGATCTCACGGTCAATTTCAAGAGCAATCTGTTCAGACAGAATACTCGTGAGTTCAACCTCGGCGTCCATTGAGTGGTACGCATTAAGATCCTGTGCCAACTCAGGTGACCAACGAGCACGGAGCTTGCGGGTTGTTGCTACGATAGCAAGAGACTCAATCTTGATGTCAATCTCTGGAATAGCTGGAGAAGCTGAAGAACCAAAGTCAGATTCGAATGAAGGAATCGTTAATACTGATCCAATTCCACCTGCTGTACCGTCAGTTGACTGTAGAACATCACCAATGGCCATGCTAAGCTTCTGCGTTGCAGAGTTCATCGATGATGCTACTCCACCATTTGTAAGCCTGATAACCAATTGAATGTGTGAACCATTGAGAGGTGAAGGAGTAAACACTGAACCGCTCCAATCTCCACGCTTGTTCAAACGACGAAGATTAAACAATCCCTTTCCTGATTGATATGCTTCACCCCATGAAGTTGCTCCACCATTTGACTGAAATCCAAAGAGAGCAATCTGCTCAACAGAGAGGAAGTCACCCTTTGGAATAACTGACACGATGCCAGAAACTGCAAAGTGAACGAACGTTACGTCAAGTAAGTTCAATCCAAGATCAACTTCAACCTGTGGATCGAATTGCAACATTCTTGCATTCGTACCTGAGAAATCAGTTGCTACTGTTAATGCAGAACCAGTTACGAATGCTTCGGCAGTACCCGTCCATGCACCAATGTCAGCGTTTGATCCTGAGAGACCGAGCGTTCCAGAATGGACCTTGGTATAACCAACGTTAACTAGATCGTACATACCACCAGATGCGAGAGATCCTGATTGGATACCACGACCCGTTGGGTTGTTATAGATTGACTGACCACGCTGATACGTTTCAAACGTTGAAGTGTTGCTTAAGCCTGCGCCTGCTTCACCACCCACGTTGGATCCATACGTGTAATCAAGATAAAAGATTAGGCCTGAAGGTAAGGACATTGGTTGAATCGAGACAAGCTCGTTCGCAACAAGTCCACCGAATACCCTACGAACAATCGGGAATGCAATGTTCGAGAAACCTTGAACCTGGCCAGATGATCCCATTGCACCACCACCGGTTGATAGAGAGTTTGATTCTCTAAGGACCTGAGCTGCCTGGTTTTCCAAGAGCTGGGCCATCATTTCACGCTTGTTACCATCAAGTTGACGGAGCAAACCAGTGCGGCTCCACTTTTCGATTAGTCTTGCGCGTTCAGCTCCGACATGTCTTTCTTTGATGCCTGCTGAGAGTTGATCTATTGTAAAAAATTTCATATTTATTTCCTTTGGTCTTTTTGAATCAGAACCTAATCACTGCTTATTGATACCTGCGAGTCTTGCCCAGCGATCCGCTTCGTAACCCTCATTGATTGCTTGCGTAGAGGCTGGACGAGTTGTCCTTGATGAAGATCCAAGAACCTTGCGATCCCTGTTCTCATTTACAGACTTTGACGTGCCGCCGAGAGCCTTATTAAGACTTTCGTAGACTAGCTTTGCTTCCCTTACGGTTGTTGCTGAATCAAGTTGCTCGATCACTTGTGCCTTAGCACGAGAGGTGAGTGACTCATTCTGCAAAAGCTTGTTGGTAAACATTAGCTTCGCGTTGATCAGATTCGTTTCTGCCAACTTATTGCGGAGTGCATTTTCGGTCGCCGCTGACCTTGAAGATCCACCATTCTGGTTAGATCGATTTGACTTCTTGGCTGATTCAGCCACTAGTCTATTAAGTTTGTTTGCACGAGCAAGCGATTCATTGAAACGCTTTGAAACCTGTGCATATTCTTTCTTAAGAGCTTCAACTTTTAGTTTGCTCTTTGATTTTGATGCCTCTAATTTGATTGACTTGGCACGTGACTTGGCACGTTCCTGAAGTTTCTTCTCAAAAGACAATCTGCGTGATACTGATTCAGCATAAGGCATGTTCTGCTTTGGGGTCTCATGACCATTAGAAACATCGGTTCCGAAGTCTTGACCCGAGCGTCGATTACCAACTTCGTCCATATCAGCTTCGTCCATCTCTTCAGCATCAGACTCATCCATCTGATCAGCTTCATCC